ATATGAATACCCTATAGGACTAGATGTAGAAACTACCGGAAATGGTTGGGGAGCTGGAGCATGGACTCCTACTACGCCGGTAACTTTAGGCACAAACCCATTTACAACAACTAGCGGTAGCGGAACTGTTGTGGTTTCTCAAGCCGCGCATGGATTTACAGCAACCGGCCAATATGTTGCTTTTTCTGGGGCAACTTCGCTTACCGGAACAGGCATTTTTGCCGGCATGATAAATAATACTTTTGCAATTACTACGCTTACTGCCAGCACCTATAGTATTCCTTTGCCAAGTTCTTTTGTAGCTACTGCTACAGCTACCAGCGGTGGTTCTGCTGTTATTGCATATCCACAATATGGTTCACGCGGATGGGGTACTGCAGCAACTACTGGCGTAGCCCAACAATTAAGGTTGTGGAGTTCTGATAATTTTGGTCAAAATTTATTGATAGCTCCAAGAAACGGCCCAATTTATTATTGGATAGATTCTACTGGGGTTGCAACACGCGCCCAATCTTTAAGCACATTAGCAACTAATGCCAGCTATTCTGGATCGTATGTTCCTTCAGCCACATTACAAGTAATTGCTTCCGCTATCCAAAGGTTTGTTATTGCTTTTGGGGCAAACAGTTATGTATCAGGAACACCTAACACACCTTTTAATCCATTATTAGTTCGTTGGTCAGACCAAGGTAATGAATACCAATGGGTGCCGGCGGTCACCAATCAGTCAGGTGAATTTGCTTTAACCAATGGCTCTTACATTATGGGGGCCAGAGCAACCCGACAAGAAATATTAGTTTGGACTGACTCTGCTATTTATTCTATGCAATACCTCGGCGCACCATATGTTTGGGGTTTTCAGATTTTGATGGACAACATATCTATCATATCTCCCAATGCCATGGTCACGGTAAATAACGTCACTTATTGGATGGGAACCGGTAAATTCTATATGTATTCTGGCCGTGTAGAAACCCTGCCTTGTTCATTACGCCAATATATTTATGACGATATTAATTTTAATGAAGCATATCAAATCTTTGCTGGCGCAAATGAGGCTTATAACGAAGTATGGTGGTTCTATGTTAGCAATTCTTCAGGTGGAACCCAAATAGATAAATATGTAGTTTATAACTACCTAGATCGCGTTTGGTACTATGGAACCATGAGTCGCACCGCATGGCTTGAAACCGGCATTCAACAATATCCAATTGCTGCTCAATATACTCCAAGCGCTGCATTTACTGGCGCAATTTCTGGATCCACTTTGACTGTCAACAATTTAAGCTCTGGAACTATTAGCGTTAATGCTACTTTAGTAGGTTCTGGCATACAAAGCGGAACTATTGTTACATCCTACTTAACTGGCACCGGTGGCGTTGGTACTTATACAGTTAATAATGCACAGACTGTTTCTTCTGAGTCTATGAGTATTACCGGAGGAGCTGGTCAGTTGCTTTACCATGAAAACGGCACGGATGACGTTTCAGGTCCAACGGCTTTACCAATAGATTCTTATGTTCAATCTTCAGACTTTGATATTGGGGATGGACACAATTTTGGATTTGTATGGCGTATCTTGCCTGACGTTAACTTTAATGGCTCTAATGTTAATCAACCGACTGTAACCATGACGGTTCGGCCACGCGAAAATTCAGGAACACCTTATGGCGTAGCTGATAATCCAGCTGTTCAAAGTTCGCAAAACTATCAAACATATCCTCAATATACGGTTCAACAGTTTACAGGCCAAGTTTATACCCGACTTCGCGGCCGGCAAATGGCTTTTAGAATTGAATCCAATCAACTTGGCGTAGCTTGGCANTTAGGTAGCCCACGAATTGATGTAAGACCNGATGGACGCAGATAATGGCAACNCAATATAACGGAAACATAATTCCATCTATTGCACCCAATTTACCAATCGGGCCAGTAGAATATTCTCAACAATATCAAGACCAATTGCTTAATGCTTTGCGTCTTTACTTTAATCAAATAGATAACGCGATAGGATCTCTTGTGGCTACAGGAACAGCAACTAACCCATCTTATTCTGTGCCAATGAATGAGTCTCCGTATGCTTTGCCTCCATATTTACAGGTATCTCGCGGCTTAGTTACTGGTACTTCTGTGGTTAATATATATGGATATCAAGCATCCGTAGGAACTACTTTTATTCCAGTTTGGGAAAACGCAGCTACATATACTTATCCACCATCTGCCATTCCTATGGTTTTATATAGCTCTTCAGCTTCTGATACGGCCGTTTCTATACTTATATCTGGTTTAGATGGAAGTTATAACAGCAAATCTGAAACTTTAGTATGTACTGGTACTTCTGGCGTTACAACTGTGGGCTCGTATTTTAGAATAAATACCATTACAACTACAGGAACTAATAATGCTGTAGGCGATATAACTTTATCTAATGTGGGTAAATCTATTTCATATGCCAAAATTTTAGCCGGAAATGGAAAGAGCCAATCTACAATTTATACAGTGCCTAATGGATATACTTTTTATTTAACTAGGGTTAATGCTTACACCAACCAAGTTGGCAATCTTTCCAGCTCTTATTGCACTTATCGCGTATATACAAAAAATAGTTCTGGATTGGTAACAATTTTGCTTCAAGCACCTTTTGGAAACACCTATAGTTCTTATAGGGTTGCCCCACGCGCTTATGCGGCAACAACTGACATTCAATGGCAAGCAAATACCCCTTCTTCTACAGCCGCAGTTGGTATAGCAGTTGAGGGCATCTTAATTGCCACAGGCACAGCATAATGGTAAAATCAACCCCAAATATCCCTAAAGGATCACTATGAGTCTAGCCCACATTGCCAATCACCTAGCATCGCAAGGTCGCGGGGAAGACACACACCTAGTTCACATGACTGGCAAAGAGCTTGCTGCAATGCAACATTTAGCAGAAAAGCATGGGGGTTCACTTACAATCAACCCATCTACGGGTTTACCCGAAGCTGGCTTTTTAAGCTCCATTTTGCCAATGGCTTTGGGCGCTGCCGCATCGGCATTCCTTGGGCCAGAAATGTTGCCGTTGGTTGCCGGTGGTATTGGCATGGCAGATTATGCTATGACAGGCAGCCTTACAAATGGACTTATGGCTGGTCTAAGCGCTTGGGGAGGCGGAAGTCTTTATGGCGGATTATCAAGTTTAGGCGCTGATGCAGCAGCTACAGCTGGGGCAGCGGGCGGCGATGAGGCCGTACAACAAGTAGCTTCTTCTCAAGCGATTCCAACTGAAACTGGCAGCATTAGTTCAAGCACATATCAACCAGTTCAACAGCCACCTAGCACATTAGCTGATGCGCAAACAGCATTAAAAGCTGGCACCATAACCCCAGCGCAATATGCACAGGTGGCACAAACTTATGCTTCTGGATATGCTGGGGCAGCAAACGCAGTTCCACAAGGTATATCTGCTGCGACTGGAAGCAATTTAGCTGGCCTTGTGGCAGCCCATCCCGGCGCTACCATGGCAGCAGCTGCTCCATTATTAATGGGAAGTTTAACTAAACAACCATATGTTCCACCGGTAGCTGGTTCTAACACCAACCCGTTTGGATTAAAATCTATTTCGTCAAATTTTCAAGGCCAGTTTCCAACTCAACCAAACCCAGCTTACCACGCTCAATATCCTAACTATCAACAATTCCCTTACACTGCTACCGCTGCTGATGGTGGTTTAATGGGAGATAANCTTGATTTTGCTGGCGGTGGAGCTTATCCGATGAGCCAACAAGATACATCTCGTTATGCTACGCCATCTCAAATGCCAGTTGGCGCTCAACAAGTTGCTGCAAGCTATGAACCACAAACCAATCCATTAACAGGCGAAATGACAGCCAACATGGCTAAAGGTGGTATCGCAGCTTTTGCCGATGGCGGACCAGATTACGGTAGTATGGCTCAAGATTCACAAGAAGTACAAAAAGGTATTGCGATGGCTACCCGCCGTCCAGTTATGGAAACTCCAACCCCTGATGTTGGCATTAACTATGACGAACCAGAGTTGGCCCGTTTAGATCCAGCCAGCCGCGCCCGTAAAATTTTGGAAAACTTGTCAGCAACTAGCAGAGTAAAACTGGCTAAAGGTTTACCACAGGCTGGAGTGCTTGGTGCAATTAATACAGATCCAGTAATGGCGCAACAGCAGCAGGCAGAAGAACAATCTCAACAAGCCATTGTGCAAGAGG